TAGATCGGTACCACCCACCGTGAACATCTCTTTGATGTTACGATCGAAGAATTTGTAGTCATTGCCTTTTTCAGGCTTAAAAATGGATAATCTTGGCATATCACACATATTTATTGCACAGGCAAAGGCAATAAATATGAGTATGTCAGAACTACAAACAGGGCAACAAGAGATATTCGATTACGTTAAAAATAACCTCGGTGAGGGCATGATCGACGTTGAATTAGACCCAAAACACTATCAAACAGCACTGGAAAGAGCTATTAATAAATTCAGGCAGAGATCATCTAATGCAGTAGAAGAATCCTATGCCTTCTTGGAGTTAAAGAAAGATCAAAATTCATACATTTTACCAGATGAAATAATCAACGTGAGAAGCCTACACCGAAGAACAGTAGGTTCAAGGACCGAAGGTGGTGAAGGTGGAACACTTTTCGAACCATTCAATTTAGCATATACAAACACATACCTCCTAAGAGCAGGAGCAACAGGTGGACTGGCAACTTACTATGCTTTTGCATCATATCAGGAACTGATAGGAAAATTGTTTGGCAGTTTCATACAATTTCATTTTGATGTTGCAACTAAAAAATTAACAATAACACAGAGACCAAGAGCAGACAATGAAACAGTGTTAATGCATACCGACAATTTTAGGCCGGACATAACACTTTTTAAGGACATCTACGCCAAGCCATGGATCAGAGACTACACACTAGCAGTATCTAAAGTTATGCTAGGTGAAGCAAGAGGTAAGTTTAACACAATAGCAAGTCCACAGGGCGGCACATCACTAAATGGAGCTGAACTTAAAACACAGGGTCAAGCAGAAATGGAAAAACTAGAAGCAGACATTGGCAACTATGCTGAAGGTGGCACACCTCATAGTTTTGTTATTGGTTAATTCTTTATAATATATTTTTAAATAAGTGTGTCATGTCAGATTCTCGATACAAAAAATATAAAGACTGCAATTTACAAGAACTTGAACAAATTGTTGAGGATCTGGAGAATATGTCTATCGCCGCTTTAAAAAGCAAGAAAATACCCATTCGTAAAAGTATTTTAGACGCGGTAAAAGAAGCAAAATTAGTTATTGAAAAACGCTTAAAAAAATAGTATAATAAGATATGTTGATTGGAATCGTAGGACTTATAGGGTCCGGTAAAGACACAGTGTCTGATAGGCTCGTTGAAAAACATGGCTACATAAAAGACAGTTTCGCCAAAAGTTTAAAAGATGCTGTCGCATCAATGTTTAATTGGGACAGAGACATGCTTGAAGGTGATACTGAATCTAGTCGACACTGGCGAGAACAACCAGACAGATTCTGGAGTGAAAAATTTGGAAAGCCGGTCACGCCAAGGTGGGTCTTACAATATTTCGGCACTGAAGTCATGCGTGGACAAATGTATGATGCAATATGGGTAGACAGTTGTATGGGAAGATATAAAGGTCTAAACACAGTGATTGCAGACACAAGATTTCCAAACGAAGTAAAAGAAATACGAAAACAGGGTGGTAAGATTATTCGGGTAAAAAGAGGTACAGATCCAGAATGGTTTGTAAACTATGTAGAAGGAAACATTGAACCAAAAGGCATACACTCATCCGAGTACGCATGGGCCAAAGAGGAGTTTGATTATGTTATTGAGAATAACGGCGATAAGGCGAGCCTATACGCTAAAATTGATAATCTAATCGTCAGCAACAAGATCACCCATTCTCCAGCCGAGACGTCTGACCCCTTGCAACCGTTGGCAATTGGCGCAAACAGTTTTTAAATTAGGACTTGCAGTATTACGCATATCTCCGTCAACGAAGAACACATCTAGTTGGGCTTGACTTATAGCTTTGAATCCGCATAGTTCACATTTTTTACTTTTTTTGTAACCAGATCTTTGCAAAGGAGTTACTCCTCCAATTTTCTTTCCTGTTTTTTTCCTGATGCACGTGTCACAAAGGCTACGCCAATAAACCTTGTCGTACCGCTTGTAGGCGTATGCCCTAGGCTTTGCTTTACAAGATTTGCACAATGGTCTATTTCTATACTGCATGATAGTATTTACGTTCCCTATATAGGCACCTCGAAAATGGTAAATTATGTCTACAAAACCGTATGATTGAATAAATAACTCTAGTATACGTACAACTTGCAAGGAGAACACGTAAAATGGCAAATTTGACATCACCAGGAGTAGAAGTTTCAGTAATAAATGAAAGCTTCTATGTACCATCGGATGCGGGTACAACACCACTATTCATAGTAGCATCATCACAGGATAAGAAAAATGGAGCAGGAGACGGAACGGCTGTAGGAACAACTACTGCTAACGCTAACACTGCATATTTGATCTCATCTCAAAGAGAATTAACAGAGACTTTCGGAGATCCAAAATTTTATACAGACGCATCAGGAAACAGCCTAAACGGTTATGAGCTAAACGAATATGGACTACAAGCGGCATACAGTTTCCTAGGAATTGCTAACAGAGCATTTGTCCTAAGGGCTAATGTTAACACAGCAGAATTAGTTGGTAGTGCTTCAAGACCTACATCGAGACCAACAGACGGAACATACTGGTTTGACCTTGCATCAAGCGTTTATGGTTTGTTCGAGTGGTCAAAAACTGATCAGAAGTTTACAGCAGTGACTCCAACACTTATTACATCATTAAATGATCTAGTTGGCGGTGTGTCCACAGGAATACCAAAAACTTCAGTGGGTGTGACTGGCGATTACGCAATCAACACAACACATGTTTCTAACAAGATCTACAAAAAAACTGCAAGTAACACTTGGGTGGTACTTGGATCAACTGACTGGCATGAATCTTTACCTATAATCACAGTTGCATCAGGCACAACGGTAACAACTAAAAACATGAAGGTCAACGGAATAACAATCACATCAGGTGGTACAGCATTATCAGATGTTGCAACAGCGATTGGTTCAAACGTGACTAACGTGTCCGCAAGTGTAAATTCAATCACAGGTGACTTGGAGATCTTCCACAACGGTAAGGCTCTAGGTGACTCTACTGCAGGTACAAACACAATCAGATTCGAAGAAGGAAATGGCTTATTAGCAGAACTTGGAATCACAGCAGGCACATTTAACGGTGTAAAATTTTTACAAGACAAACACACAAACAGACCAACGTGGGACACAGCCGCTTCAAGCGAAGACAGACCTAACGGTTCAGTCTGGTTCAAGACAACTTCAGCAAACTCAGGAGCAAACCTTGTTGCTAAACTTTACAGCACATCTAGTGGTAGTTTCTCTCAAGTTGCTAGTCCACTTCATAGTACACATAATTCAGCTATCTTCAATTTAGATCCAGCAAACGGTGGAACTGGATTATCAGTTGGTGACTTATATGTTCAGTTCAATATCACTGAGGAGTCCATGACAGCGGCGGATGCAAATGATTCAACGCCGAATGTTGGTAACTTCCAGTTTTTTAGGTATGAAGGTGGAACAACTAAAATTACAAGCAAATTAACTTCTCCAAGTTTCACAAGCTCTGAGACATTTACTATAAGTGAATCCAGAAAGAATCAGGAAGCGATGAGTACTCCGGTTACTATCACTTTAGGTGGTACAGGTGCAGATGATTTTGTGGCGGCAGTTAACGCTAAAGTTGATCCAGACGCGGCATCTACAACGACAACTAAATTGATCAACATCAAAGCATCAAAATTGACGACAGGTGAGATTGTCATCGAACACTTACTAGGTGGCGAAATCAGAATGTTTGATGGCGAATTTGGAACACCACTAGCAGATGCAGGATTTAGCCAAACGACAGCACACGCTTATGGATCTTTTGATGCCACTAGCACAACACTGATTGACAACTTGTATGACATTCCAACAGGTGCAACAATCGACTCTAGTGCAAACACAGGTATCTTAGCATCCAACTGGAAGAGATTAAGTTACACTGCGTCATTAAATGCACCTACCAATGAGCCAGCAGACGGTACTTTATGGTACCACACAGCAACTGATGAAGTAGACATCTTGGCACACAATGGTACAACATTTATTGGATATCTAAACGCATACAGCGAAACAGATCCAAATGGTCCACAGTTCAGTGCAACAGCACCTACTACACAGTCAGATGGTACAGCACTTGTGAACAACGACTTATGGATTGACACTAGTGACTTAGAAAACTATCCAAAACTTTACAGGTATAACACAGCGGCAACTTTAAGTTCCACAAACACTTCAAACCAAGTGGCAGTGACAACTACTGGGGCGGCGTTTGAACTTGTTGACAAAACAGACCAAACAACTGAAGATGGTATTGTATTTGCAGATGCTAGATTGCACACAACAGCTGATAAGGCAGATTCATTATCAACAGGTGGTGCAGGAGATTCTAGTAGCATTAAAGATTTATTAAGTGATAACTTCTTAGATCCAGATGCTCCAGACCCGGCAAATTTCCCACAAGGTATTTTGCTTTTCAATACAAGAAGATCTGGTTACAATGTTAAAGAATATAAAAACAACTACATTACAACTACAAAATATCCAGGAAGCGGATCAGCAGGTTTAGGTAACATCAGACAAAGCAATGAATCTGTAGCCACTTACTTCCCAGACAGATGGGTAACTAAATCCAGCAACAATGCAG